ACGTAGACGGTGCCCATCAGGTGCTTGTTGAGAATATGAAAAGATGTGGTTTTGTTCTGCATAAATCGTCTTAACGTTAATTAAAACTGAGGAGAATATATTATGAGTGGAAAAAGTAGACGAACAATCTTTGGAACAACCGGGTTTGTTCAGAGTGAGTTAGGCCCCGATTGGGGGGCTATTTATAGGGTATCTTCTGTGAAGGACCCTAAGTATAATATAGGAGATTTAGCCGAGACACCAGATGGTCGAAAATTTCGTTATTGCTTGTCTACCGGACGATGTGATACTTTCATAGCGAATATTTTTGTTAATGCAATCGGAACTGGTGCCGGTAATGTCGGCATAGACTGGTCAGCTCTGGCCGCGACTTCACTCGTTGGTGATAAGTCCGTTACTATGACGGCTCCTTCAACTAGGGCTATCGCCAAAGATGAACTTCAGGGCGGTCTTATTAGTCTAAATATCAGTAGTGGTACGAACAATGATACTCAGCAGCAGAGGCTTATAACTGGTAACTCAGCTTGTGCTGCCTCTGGAACCACTGTGATTACCCTTGATTCACCGCTTGTCACAGAATTAACTTCTGGTACGGCTTATGGGTATTGTATGCCGTCGCCATATTCTGCGGTACAAGGTGCACAGCTAGGTCTTAACACTGGTAGAGTCGGTATGGTCGGCTATGCTGCTGCTGCTGTTAGTACCTCCGGGTTGTATCACTGGGAACAGACTGCTGGACAGATTTCAGTATCGGCGTATGGCTCTGAAGTCGGCCAAACTCAGTATCATCGTGACCTTTATTTCAGACAGGATGGCAACGTCGTCCATCGCACTGCTGGTTCTGGTGACCTATACCAAAGGGCCGGTTATATTATGGATAACAACGGTGATGACAATGGTGCAACTGTGATAATGCTACAGCTTGAAGGTTAAACTTAAACGCTGTCCTCTGTGGTGTATATACCACAGAGGACGGCATTATTTAAGGAGAAGTTATGACGGCTATCAATAGTGAATTTGAGGTAGGTGCTGATGGCGTAACTTTTACAACTAAGACTAATGGTGATTATGTCGAGTTAAAAGGTTTTCATTTTGACGCTGAAAATGCGGCTAATTTAGCTACTTTAATAAATAGCGAGACGATTTTGAGTGTTGAAATCAAAGCAAAAGAAGAATAACCCCGTGTATAAAAGGAGAATATGATGGCAGAAGAATATGAAAAAGAGCAAGAAGCTGGAGAAGATGTACAGCAAGAAGCTGGAGAAGATGTACAGCAAGAAGAAGTACAAAAGGAAACTGGTTGGGACAGAAGAAAAAGAGAATACCGTGAAAGCCGGGAGAATAAATAAATAAATAACAATTTTATTAAAGGGGAACTAAAATGATTATTGACTTTACACAGGTACTAAAAGATTTGGACGGAAAACCTATCAGAGGTAAAAAAATCGTTGAGGACGGTAAAGTAGTAGGGGATGAAGACGCTACGTTAAGATTCATTTGCTCTGATGTCTTACTAGCAGAGTTACAGGATGAAAAATCGTCTGGAGAGGATAAAATACGTCGCTATGAATTAGCAAAAGCGATATATAATTGCGATGAAATGGACCTTAAAGTAGAGGACATAGCCCTGATTAAAAGACGGGTAGGTAAGATACACTTTCCGTTGATAGTAGGAATAACAAGTGAAATGTTAGAAGGGAAAACTGATGTCGGAACCAACAACCCAACAGACGATGTTGAAGTTGGCGACTAGGGTAGCGAAAGAAGCGGGAATCGCCTATCGAGGCCCGTCTGGAACTAGCCGGGCAATGCCGCCGATTGATAAAGACGACCTTGAAGATATAAAACAGGTTATCAATGACGGCATAGAGATGTTCATAGACGATGCACCGCCCTCCGGGTGGAAATGGCGTAAACGTATCTTGAGTGTGAATATCTCTAATCTCCGTATAACTGGAACAGCCGATTCAACTAGCGATACAACTGTGGTCGATTTGACTTTGGCTGATGCCTATGATACAGATGATGACCTTAAAGGATATTACTGTTATATACTTACCGGGACTGGTGCCGGTAGCTGGGCAAAGATTACTGGTTATACTGCATTGACCGGAACTGTTACCGTAGCAGATTGGCTTGACCAATACGGCAATGCCGGGGGTACCAATCCCGCAGAAGATAGTACATTTGCTATAACTCCGTATGAGACAGTAGGTGGAGACATTGGCAGATATTATTTACCTGGATATTATTGTGGGGAAATAGCGGGTAAAGCGACATTTGAGAAGGATTCACAACATAGCCAGAGAACAACTTGGGTACCTGAATCAGAGATACGTAGATTGCGGCAAACTGGTATTAGTGCAGCACCACCTTATTTTCTGGCTATTCGGCAGGTAGAACCACAGGCCGGAACTCTTGGTCCTAAACGTAGATTCGAGTTGACGATGTACCCAGACCCGTCACAAGCAGATGTAATTGAGTTTCCGTATGTAGTAGGTTTCGATAAGCTTGATATAGAAGTAGGTGTGGCCGATTCTACAAGCACTACTACATTAGTTGATGCTACACGTGACGAGGCAGATGATTATTTTAATGGCTGGAAGATAGAGATAATTGATGGTACCGGACGGGGGAGTTGGGCACTTGTGACTGATTATACTTGCTCGACTGGTACATTTACGGTGGCAGACTGGCTAAAACCTAGTGGTTCTGCCGATGGTGCCGACCCCGCAGCAGATAGCATATATGCCATAACGCCATTGAACAATTTACATCCTGCCGGTATTAAGTTTGATAGAGCTATCAAATCTGCTATTATGTATCAGGCATCTATGACGTTTGATAAAGTGCTTGATGATTATGTTAATGAGTATACACAAAAAACTTTGCCAAAAGCATATGCTACTGATGCACGTAGTCTTATGCATACAAGAATAGGCAGAAAAATGCCACGTGCTAAATTTTATACTGAAGTTGAAAAATTAAGTTAGGAGAAAGATAATGGGTTTAAATCAATTTAAGTTTGAGACTATGGTTCCGGGACCGGCTGCTTCGGCCACGATAAGAACTATATTCGAGACAGAAGACGGCATCTTAATCTGTTACGGAACGTCTGCACATACTGTCTTGGAAGCTCAGGCTAATGTTTATGCACCGGGGTGTATTTATATTAAATCATTGACTGCTGGTAGTTCTATAATATATGTTAATGAAGGAACGGCTGCTAGTCCTGATTTTGATGTAGTAACTGTGGCCTAATTATTCCGTGTGTGCACACTTTAACAGTAGGGGACTGCCCCTTGTCCCCTACTTATTTTGGAGATTATCATGGCTGAATTACCATTTCCTATATACGGGCTTCATAAGGGTGTATCAGCAGAACATCAACCGCCTTTGACGACTCCGCATGCACAGAATGTACGTGCATTTGATGTGGAAGTAGAACGTAACGGCGGTCAACGTCCTGGATTTGTTAAAGCTCATGCTACGCAAATAGGCGGGGCACGTCCTGTCATTCATATTGGCTCAATTACTACTACTTATATTTCGCCGGACTAATCATGGCTTTATTTGAATATTTTAATGATATTGAGTCTGTTAATTATAGTTCTGCTGTATTTGATGATTCTACAGATAGTCAAAATTTTACTCCAGAAATAAGTCACAAAATAAGTGGAATTAAAGTATACGGGAAACGTTACTGGTCAGGTAGTAGCGGAACATTAGATATAAGTATTCAAGGAGTCGATGGTAGCGGTGACCCAGATGGAAACACAATTGCTTCTGGTAGTGTTTCTATAAATGGTTGGTCTACTTCTTGGCCTGGAACATGGTTATCTATACCCTTTGATACTAGGGCTGTGCTAGACGCTGGTACAACTTATGTTATTATATATGATTCTACCGGCCTTACTGGAGAAGGCGGTGAGGAAGATTTTGATGCGTTAGCAATACGCGGGATAAATCTTGGCGGCGGGGACATTATTCGTTTTTATGAAGATTATGGCTGGGCACTTTTAGGATTCCCCTGGGAACGGTCAGATTTTTATGACGAAGATGTGTTTTGGGATGAAGCTAACGAGCAATGGGTATCTAATAGCATCACTGGCGGCGGTAGTAAAGTAGACTATATAGTATCTGTTGGCGACCAGGGTGAAATTTATTTTTTGGAAGTTTAATGTCATCTACATTACAAGAACGCTGGGTTAGTAATGGTTCGGGTATTTATATTTACTGTAATGGGGCACAGACCTTTACTGTAACTACAACGCATCTCATGGATGAGTTAAGATTAAGGGCGGCAAAAGGTGCGACTACGCCACAAACAACTGTCACTATTGATTTATATTCAGTAGACGGGAGCAGTAAACCAGATACATTAATATCTAATATAGGGAGTATTGATACAGATACACTTACAACTTCCTTGAGTACGAAATATTTTTATCCTTCTATAATACTAACTGCCGGAATTGAATATGCACTTGTTTTCACAATTACAGGTAGTTCTATATGTCAAACTGGCGATTTAGATATTGATAATAATATAAAGATAGGCGGAGATTCAGGTTATTCAAATGGCATAGGGTGGGAAAAAGTATGTGCCCTTAACGGAAGTTGGGCATGTGCAATTGATTGGACTACAGCATCAGTGGATTTCGACTTTAGGGAATATGGAGAGGCAGCACCATCAAAACCAACAAATCCCACTCCGGCACATGCAGGGACAGATATTGATTTTTCAAATAAAACTTTAAGTTGGGAAGATGGCGGTGATGCGGATACTTATAATGTTTATGTCGGTGATGCCGCAGATAATTTGACCTTGTTATCATCTGTCCAAGCGGGTTTGTCATTGATACTGACCGACGAACAGCGAGCATTGTTTACTGCTACTGGTCATTGGAGAGTAGATGCTACTAATGGGGCGGGCACTACAACTGGTGACGCGTGGTATTTTACATGTGCTGCACCCGGTAAAGCCCAGAATCCCACTCCAGTAGATACTGCTGAAGATGTGGAAATAGCGGGGGTTGATAAACTTAAATTATTACAATGGGAAGCACCTGATTAATGGCTATCCAGTATAAAATATATGCTAGGCAACAAGGTGATAGTTGGGTATATCAGGGTGTAACTTCTGATTTAAAGTGGGATATATTAGAATATTCATTTAGTTATTATACAATATACGAATGGCGTGTTGATACATATGATACAGTGACAGAACTTACCACGACAGGTGATACATGGACATTAACAATACAACGTTCTTTATCTGATTATGAACGTAGGTCCGATTATGATGAAGATAAGTATTGGGACCCACAAGATGAAGATTGGGAAGCTGGTGATGTCGCCGGTGGTGGCAGATACAAAACAAATTTAATAGCGGTTAGTTATAACAATATATATTTTGGAGAAATATAATGGGTGTTAATAGGTCACAAATCGGGAAAGATTTAGAGAAAGCTGGAGGTAGCAAAGCGATGGAAAAGATATTAAAAACTAATACTGCTATGTCAAAAGAACAACAGAAAGCATATACTGAATATAAGAAAGATGTTAAAAACCGCGGTGGTAAAGAAGTAGCTACACCTGAACAGTTTAAAAAAATACAACAGCGACTTGCTGCTAGAAAAGGAATTACTAGGCGTACAGGTAGACGCAAGAGTAAGCTTGGTCTAGGGGATACTGTAAGGACTAAGGCGGTATCAAAGTCGCTTAAAAGTGCCGGATTAACTGATAGTGAATTAGCACGACTTCGAGGGAAGAAAAAATAATGGCTACTTTAACGAAGTTAGCGGCTGGTCACGGTTTCACCGCTGGTGATTTAGATACCGATGGTCAGATTGCAGGGGTACCCGCGTTCCAAAAATATTATTTTTGTGACGGGCGACCTTATAGTGTTACTATCGGTGACAGCGGTTATCATAAGCTTGATTTTATAAATACCAGAATAGTTGGTACTGTTACCGGTACATTCACTCAGGGTGAAGTAGTTACACAAGCAGATAGTGCTGCTGAGGGTATCATAGATGAAGTAGTTACAGTAGGTGCAGAAACGTGGACTCTTATTTATAGAACTACTACTACTGAGTTTGCCGCCGCAAAGAAAATAACTGGTGCTGATTCAGAAGCCTATGTTACTCCTGCCGCTGCTGAAAATATAGTAGCCCCTCCGCATTGGCTGAATTGGACGGTCGATGATATAACTCAATATCCTGATGGCGGTTCAAATATTATGTCCCTATGCTGGGGGCGTATATTTTTAAACAGTATATCGCATCCGCATCAATGGCTTGGGACGCGTGTTAATGACCCACTTGATATGCTATTAGTCGGGGATGATGTGGCTTCCGCAGTTAATAGCCAGGCAACAAAAAAAGCGGGATTAGTAGGCGACCAACTCGTTGCCCTTATACCGTATAAAGGTCAGTATCAAATCTTTGGTTGTCTTAATACTATGTTTGTTATGCGTGCTGACCCCGCTAAGGGCGGTTTCTTTTCGACACTAGCAGATAATACTGGTATATTTAGTAGTACATCATATTGTTGGGATAACAAATATAATCTTTATTGGCTAGGAAATGATGGTATATATGTTATATCCCCACAAACTATAATTGAAGGCGGAGTCCCAATCAATCTTACTACAGACCGCTTACCAAAACTCATGAAAGACATCGGTCTTAATCGTAGAACCGATAGAGTATCTATGGAATACGATAAAGACCGTTACGGTATAAAAATAGATGTAACCCAGTTTGATGGTGCATGGAATGCTTCATTTTGGTTGGACTTACGTACAGGGGGTATATTCCCCGATACTTATAATGACAGCCATATGATACATTCGTTGTATTATCTTGATGCACGTAAGAAAAGTGAACGTAAGATATTAGCTGGTTGTCAGGATGGATATATTCGTACTTGGGATGAGGCTACTAAATCAGATGACGGAGATGTAGCTATTGATTCTCAGGTGTTTGTAGGACCAGTATCCTCTGACCAAACCCGCATGAAAGTAGAATTAGAGGAACTATCTGTTAAAACAGGTATTGATACTGATAGATTAACAATAGCTATATATTCTGCGATTACATCAGCTAAACTTATAGACGATATATTAGGTGGCTCTGCTGCTCCAAAAGTATCAAAAACTTTCATTGTTGATAAATTATTAGCATCTATACGGCAAAAAATATCAGACGGTGCTATAGGAATTATGTTATCTAATAATACTGCTGCTTCTAGTTGGGGAGTAGAAAAG